GGACGCGCCCAGGGCGGCACTTGTGCCCGAGCCATTGCGCACCTTCGGCGACGGCGATTGCAAGCTCAATGAGAAGGTAGGATTTTCCGGCCTTGGACGGACCGGCTATGCACATCTTGTGGCCCACGCGCAAGATTCCCTCGATCTGCTCCGGCGCAAGGGCTGGGCGTTCCTTGAAGTCGCAGAGGGTTTCAAACTCCGGCAGATCGTCGTTGAGGTCGCGAATCCAGTCCTCCCATTCCTCCCACGACGCCTTGCCGCATGTGCGGTCAATGATAAACTGCTTCTTGCCCTTGCGCATGAGGCCGGGCATACGCGAATAGCGGGACGGATTGCGGTTCTGCCTGTCAACAGGCAATCCGTTCTTCGCGCAGACCTCAAACAGGAAGTCCACTCGCTTGTGGTACTCGTCGAGATCGGACGCGAACACCTTTACGATGGCGTGGGCGGATTTGCCGCCGCTGTGGACGATGCAGGCGCACGGCAGTTCGAGCTTGTGGTAGATTGCCACCTGCTTTTCGATGTCCATGCCGTCCGATTCGACGAGCGCATAGCGGAAGTCCGTCACGTTCACGTCCTTCACGCCCTTGCCGTCGAGCGGGTTTATGCGGATGTAGCCGCCGGATTCCTCGTTCGGCGTTCCGAGCGCGTTGTCGAGCCGTCCCTTTTTCAGCTCCTTCAGGATTTCGGCAACGGTTCTGTCGTACACGCCGCGCGACGGAATCCAGCGGTCATCCTTCTGGAACGGGTTGACGCAGTAGCCGATAACGTCCTCCGGCGTGAAGAGGATGTTCAAATATTCCGTCAGCTCCTTGCATGGATCCCACTTGGACGGCTCTTCGACTACCTCATCTTCAAGCCATTCGGGGTTCACAACCTTAAGGTCATCTTCCGCGATCTGGGAATCCCACGAAAGCGGGACGGAATCGACAACGCCAAGATGCGCGGAAGATTCCTCCCAATGAAGGGGTGAACGCTGGCCGAAGGATATTGCCTCCGCCCATTTGCGCCGGGCTTCGGCCTTGTTGATCGAAAGCGAGACGGCAACCTGTCCCAGACGGTCGCATTCGTCGGATGTGAGCGCACCCGTGGCGAGATGCCCGCCGGCGCGGCGTCCGATGTCGCGCAGGCACTTGTGCATCTGCCCTTGCACCATTCCGTCCGCAAGGTTCTTCTCTACTGATTCATAGCATGTCATGGCACGTAAGTTTCTGGATGGATTCCGGCTGGTATGCGCCAGCTACAGACCCTAATGCGCTGTACGATTTTCTGCGCCTGTTCCTTCGTCCACTTCGCAACATTGCGGAATCCCATTCGTTCAAGGAATCGAATCTGCTTCGGTGTGGAAAGTCCGGCGGCGCGTCTGGCGTCGTGCTGCTTTATGAGCAGTTCCGCTTCGCCGAACGTGGCGGGTGCGCCGAATCCGAGACGCTCCAGCTGGTCAAGCTGCTGCATCGTCGGGTTTCCGGCATCGCGGTCGGTAAGCGGCTGGTAGTTGGTGAGGTTCACATCCTGCACGGAGTAGGCATACTGGAGCGGATCAACAAGCCCGGCCTTGCGGCGGCGCATCTTCTCCAGCCGTTCGGCAAGCGCCTTTTCGCGCTTCTGGACGGTTTCGGATTCCGCGTCGGCGAGAGCTTCCGCGCTGATGTCCACTTCGCCCTGTGCCTTCTCCTGTTTCTCCGTCATGATGGCGGCGACTTCGTCATCGTCCGTCAAGAGGCAAGCGGGGCGGCACAGGTCGTGCGTCTGCGTCATCCATAGGAAGTCGAGCAGAAGAAGGTTGTTCTTGTCGTGACATAGACGCGTTCCTCTACCAACCATCTGGACAAACAGCGCACGAACCTTTGTTGCCCGGAGAACAACAATGCAATCACAAGACGGCTCGTCATATCCTTCCGTAAGGAGCATGGAATTGAGAAGCACACATCCTTTCGGCGCACGCGAAAACCAATCCAAGGTCTCTCGCCTGTCTTCGGATTCCCCGTTGACTTCTTTAACATCGTGAAATCCCTGTTCAGCAAAGATCGCAAGTATCTTCTTTGAAGTGGCGATAAGCGGAGTGAATACGATTGTCTTTCTCTCACGGCAACGCTCCATTATCTCGCGGCAAATCTGGCGAAGGTATGGTTCGAGCGCAGAGCCAAGCCCTGCAAGCTGATAGTCGCCGCCCTGCTTGGCGACGCCGGAAAGGTCGATCTGCAACGGAACGGTCTGGGCGCGGATCGGGCACAGATACCCGTCTTGGATAGCCTGGACGATGCTGTACTCAAAAGCGATCTTCTCAAAAACCTCTCCAAGGGAACGGAGGTCGCCGCGATCGGGCGTGGCGGTGACGCCGAGGAGGTGGGCGTCGGGGAAGTGGTCGATGACGGCGCGGTAGGTGTCGGCAAGTGCATGATGAGCCTCGTCTATTACCACTAGGGAAAATTCGTTATGAGCAAAACGCTTAAGACGGGCGGGTGACTTCATCGACTGGACGGAGCCGACAACGACCGTGTAGGGCGGCTCGTCGTAGTTCACGTCGGAAGTCTCTTCGGCCTTTTCAAGCCCCGCCACGATTCCAGTTGCGGTGCGGAGCTTGTCAATCGCCTGCTGGAGCAGTTCGCCGCGATGGGCGAGGATGAGAACGCGGCCGCCGCGTTTCACCTCGCGCGCGGCGAGGTGCGAGAAGATGATGGTCTTCCCGCAATTGTGCGTGACCGTAAAATCGTCAAGAAGATAGCGGTTGTCTCCGTCAACCGTGAAACCGAAATACTCCCTGACCCCTACGGGGCGGACAGAGAATCCAGTACGCAGCACGGATTTCTTCTGAAGCCTTGCCGGAAACCTGCGCCTTGCAACGCGAGTCGGAACAATAGACAGGTCTCCGCTTATAGAGATTCTGTAGTACGTTCCTCTGAATCCAATGCTCTTGATTGACTTTTCGCAAGCATGAGAATACGCAGCCAGACCTAATGACCTGCAAAGAAAGCAAATGTCGTCTGCGAGACGGAGTGATTTTGTGATGTAATCACAACTTCCCCTGCTTGACTTCGATCCGTCTGTGTCAATTAGCCCCGCCAACAACTCAAGGCGATAAAATGCAGAAGCCGTCAAGTACTGATGCGGAATATGCTTGTCGCCGCTGCCGCAACCTAAAAGACCTATCTGCGCAAGCATCCTGCGTAAACGCGACCCGTTGCATCCGATCTCTCCCGTTTGGAATATCCACGTATTAGCAAGACCGGCGGGTTCCGCACGAAGCGTATAACCAAGAGAGGTCGCATACGAACGCAATTCAGCAAGCACTTCCGGTTCTGCGGTCGTGACATTTATGGAGTGCTTCAACCCCCCATCGCCCAACAACACGCCGACAACGTACGGCGGTATTGGCAACAACGCCTTTTCCACCGGGAAGTCAAGCATGTCAGCACGAAACAACTTGTGCTGGTGCTTAAATGTCCTCGACTTGCGAACGTAATCCCTCACGGAAACATCCACGACCTTACCGCCAGCCTTCGAGGGAAAGCTGTCGCGTTTTACGGTCGTTTTCACAAGCGACAATAGATGATCTTCCGTAACGACAAAAGGCGAGCCCTTTGTCGGCATGACTTCATAGCAATTCTTCTCGCCATGATGTACTGCGAGAACGCACCGAGGTTTTCCGTCTGCCCCAAGCAGGCTGTCGCCTACGCGAACGTTCTCGACGCGAACGGGGCGACCGTCGGCGGAAAGAACTCTTCCGCCGACGGCGTGGCACCCCGTCGCAAGGACGATCAGACAGGAGCTGACTTCCGAGAAAGCCTGCTCTACTGCCTGAACGGCCTCTGTCTGATAGGGGCGGAGCGTCATTCGTAATCGTCCTCGTCGCCCGGTTCGCCGTCGCCTCCCGTGGACTCTGGAGCGGGGTCAAGCCACTTCTTTACGGCGTTGGTGGTCCTTTCCTCGCCGTCGCTGGCCTTGTACTTGCGCTTGCCGATGAGCGCACGGCCAGTCGCGCCCTCCACGCTGTCCCAAGGCATCTTCTTCGTGCCGTCGCCGTGCTTGCGCAAGCCAAGGCATGTGAAGAACTGGAACAGCTGCCACTTGTTCCCCGCGTGCAGGAACAGGCTTTCGCGGAAGTATGCCGCATCGCCATCGTCCGTCTTGACGAGAAGCTGGAGTTTTGCGACAGGGCACGACGGCATTGTGCCGTTCGGCTTCGCCACATACTGATCCTTCTCGAACTTCTTGATGGTGAAAGTGTATTCACCTTCCGGCAGCAGAATGAAATCGTTTTCCTTCTGCTGTTCCGTAGCCTCGGTTTCGTCGAGGTCGGCATCCCATGAGAGCTTTTCGTTAGCCATTTTGGTTTTTCCTTTCTTTGTGTTTACTTCTTGAGAACCTGCGCGATCCTGTCCATGCCCTTCAAGAGCCATTCCACGAAAGCGTCAGACCATTCGGAGAGGGACGAAACCTCGCCGTAGCGGTCGGTATGCTTCGGGTTGTACTTGTCGAACATCTGCTTCTCGGTGAGGTCGTATGCCGCCATCGCCTTGCGGAGCTTGACGATGATCGGGCGTTCGGTCGAATCGTCCTCCAGTTCCGGCGGCAGATCGTCCGTCGGCTCGGGCTTGGGCGCGGCTTTCGGCTTCTCGGCCTTGGGCTTCTCGGCCTTGGGCTTCGCTTCGACTGGCGCCGGCTTCGGCTTCTCGGGCTTGGGCGCGGTCTTGTCGGTCGAAACCTCGATGATTCCCTGAAGGTTCTTCTGGAACGCATCGAGCGTCATCTTCTTCTTCATGGGCGAACCGTCGGGCATGGTTATGTAGTTGCGGCATTTTCCGTCCCATGTTGAGGAGTGTTCGGTGTAGATCATGCGCGTCTCGTCAACGGCAATCGTCACCTTGGAGCGTTCCTTGCCCTTCGTCTCGGTGAGAACATCGTAGATGCCTGTCACATAGAGGTCGGACGCTTCAAGGACGGTGGCCGCGCACTTGGGCGGCATACGCATCGCCCAGCGGTTCCAAGTCTTGCCGGAGGTTTTCTCCGTGAAGGTCTTGTTGCCGTCGATGTGGACGGACACGAACACATCAATGCCGCAGCCACGGGCGATGTCTGTCTTGAGGATGTCCCAAATCTTCTCCCATTCGGGCTTGAAGATGTTCCAGCACTTGCCGTAGTCGAACTCTTCCATGCTCTTCCACTTCTCGCGCTGACAGAGGTCGGCGGACAGCACGGACACCAGCTTGTCGGCGGTGTCGATGCAGAGGGATTTCATATCGTCCGGGCCTTTGCCGCTCTTGATCTCCTGCAACACCATGAGCAGTCCGGCGACCGTGCCGTCAAACTCGATGCAGGGAACGTCAAGGCCGAAACTGCCCTCGTCCACGTCAAGGAAGTACGCGCCTGGCATCTTCGCCATGGTGGTTGACTTTCCGAAACCTTCGACGGCGGCAATCGCCGCGACGATGCCGCGCGGCTTCTTGTTCTCTCGTCTGATGATCATTCCGTCACCTCGCCTTCCATCGCCTTTGCGATAATGTCGGCAATCTCGGCGTCATCGCGCTCTTGGAAGATATGCGCGAATCCCATCATGCTGCGGACCTTCTCCTTGCGGCTCCTCACAAGGTCGATGACAGCATCTGCGCCATAGGGCTTGTCCCACGGTGTGACCGTGATACTTGCGCCTTTTTCGACGCCGAACGTCATGCCGTAGCGCGTCAGCCGGATCGCGTAGCAGAAGTAGCCGTTCCTGTTGAAAGCGACTCCTTCTTTCGCAATCTCCGTTTTAAGCGGCAACGCCACGACGCCGATCATGATAGTGTGGCTTTGCAACACTTCCTTGACTTTCGCATCGTCGATGCTTCCGCTGATGAAGCGCGATACCTTCTTGAAGGAATCCTGTTCATCCTTCTGGAAAAGTATCTCTTCAAGGTACTTCTCCTGTTCCTCGGTAACAACGCCAACCTTGTTCGTGAAGTTGACCTTGTTGTCGGGCGGCAACTGTGCGCTTGCCGGCTTCTCGCCTTTGAGCGC